ATGTCAACATACATAGCCTTCAGCATCTCTAACTTCTCTTGAGAGCTTAATAAGGCTAGTTTTTTATCAACTTTCCCCATAATCGCCAGTTATTTTCTCCATATTCTTAAATAATTGATAATAGCAGTCAATCTCATCACACATATTAACAAATAACTTAGCAACTGGACCGGGGACTCTATATGTAGCGTCGTTCAAGACCAGTTCAGCCTCTTTTGTATCGTCTATTTCTGTATGATGTAATAGATAAGTATTAAAATCAGTCGAGATTGTTCTTACTCGAACTTGTTGTTTCGGCAATTTTCTTCCTATACCCTGCTAGTTTCTTCAACTCTCCATCACTAATCATCACAACCTGCTCAGTTGTTTCAGTCCTATCCTTAGCATCGTGACCCAAAAGGGTAGAAAGTCTATTAAGTGTGTTCAATTTAGTAGCGTGAGGTACATCCGCACCTTCTAAGAGTGCCTTATAACCATTTATAATGTAATCGTCATCAATGGCATTCTCTATTAGTATAGGTCTTATATTCATTTTTATCGCTATATGAGTTTGAATGTGCTGCTTATGTAAGATAGACAAGCCACGCTTAAGGCTATTGGTGGAGTTGTTGTCTTGATACACAGACTGATAGGCTTGGATGATTGACTCAGCATCCCACATACCGTAGTCGTTTGATTTTCCATACTTAATGAGATAATCTGCGAAGATTTTTTGCTTTGTTGTTTGCCTGACATCTACTCTTTGTCCTTTTTTATCTTGAACCGTGCTAGCAAATATACTGTTTTTAGATATAGGATGTCTACCAAAACCCGTAATAATGTAATCAGTTCCCTTCCTTGCGTGATGAGGCTTTTCCCTAATTCTGTCAATGACCTCAATAACTTTCTTGTCTGTGGTGAGTATAAATTCCCCCACCTTAGCCTTACGCCAATTATTTGACCTATACGATATGCCAAGCTTGTTAGCCTCTTCCATATCATATATAAGGAACTCAACACCTGTACTATTAGTTTTTCTTATCATATTCTAATTCGACATCAGGAACATCGTTTCTTTTACGAATCCACCATAATAGGTTCTTGTTGAACTCCCTTGAATAAACCTGCTTCTTTAAACGTGGTTTCTTATTTTTAGTTACTACTGTCAAAATTATCTGCTGATTTCTTTCTATCCTTGCTAACCGAAAAATAATACTAATAAACATCAATAGCATAAAAAACACAAATAGCTCCCAAGCAACAACCATTGGTTCTTGCTCAAATATAGCCTGCCAATAATATTTCATCATCTCTACTCCTCTTTTCTTAATTGGTTGAATTTAATACACTTAAACCCAAAATGGCTAATAATTTCCGTGGAGGGGTTACGTCATCCCAGCCACCCCCCTACGCATTCGGGTCGCCGTCGGTTTTTTCGTCGAGTTCATTATTTTTTTTCGTGTGCAAACCTTATTCTTTTCTCGTCGTGAAAGCCACCTTCTCAGCACATTTTCCTTGGTCGGTGATGGTAGCACGTGCTAGATTATGGTGTTCCGAGAGGGGCAATATATAATGACTGGATATTGCACCGAGAGAGGGACATACTTAACTCACCCAGTCAAAACCAAAGAGAGGTAACGAATGTTACACGACGAACAACACACCAACAACGATGACAGCACCAACGACGTACTAGCCGTCGACATAGTACCAAATGCTAGCAACCTATCATCCGAAAGCCGTAATGCTCTCGACATTAGCCCCGCTGAGTTAAATGTTCTCGACGAGCTAGAGAGACAAGCATTTTTCGAATGGTTCTACGAAGCCAACGGCTTCTCACATCCTCTGGACTACGTCGTCACAGTAGTAGCGGAAGATGACCCTAGATTCAACGAAGTCCATTTTGACTGTGAATCTAGCGACGGGATTACTCGTCACGTAGGATAGTATTAGCCGTCGGTTAATACACACTAGCCGTCGGGTTAGTGAGAAGTACCCTAGTAGGTTGCCTATACTGTCAGTCATAGGTAGCCCACTAGGGTTGGAAGTAGAAAGAGAATTAGAACGTGAAGCAGAAACAGAGCCTTTACCGAGAGTAAAGGGAAAATTTGAATTAACGATAACAACGACCGACCTTTAGTGTCGGTAAAGAGAGAACAACTATGGAACTTAACACATTCAACCGATGCTATACCGACGCTATAGCAAATCCTGAACGTACCGATTTACGACTAGCCGTGCTGAATGCTAGTGACGACTTGCTACGTAAGGGGATATTTTACCATCTTGGTGTCGCTAAGACACAAAAGCCGACGACGTTTGCTTATCTCGGTGGAAAATGGCAAGCTAGGAAGTAATGCCGACGGCATTAGCACTTGCTAGCATTTGTCCAGTAGTGACGGAACTGGTCTATCCGTAACGATGAAACAGACCGAAGTAACGAACAACAACCAAAAACCGCCGTCCATTAGTGACGGCAATGGAGAACAAAATGAAACAATCAATCATCGCAATACTGACGGCATTGGGATTTGAAAATATCCGATATTCGGGGCAGTATCACTTGGTATACTTCGACGATGTATTTGGCTATGCCGACTACAAGCCGATAAAAGTTACTCTCGCTAACTTCGTCGATTTATGGACGATAGCCTTTAGTGAGGGTAAAGTATCTCAGGGAATGTCAATGTTTGCCATTGCTAACTCGACGAGTTTAGTGAAGCCAAACTACTTGGTTTTCGATAAGTAAACCTTAAACCGACGGGGTTAGTAAGATTCTAGCCCCGTCACAGAGCCGTCTTACCGACGGCAAAGAGAGAGAACGATGAAACACGAAGTAACAATCAAATCGCTATTAGTGACGATAATAGCAACAATCCTATTCAGGGTCGGCTTGGTTACACTAGCCGTCAATGTAGTAGCGACGAACTATCAACAGGAGGTCTCCTATGCGTAGAGTAAAATCTAGATGGAGTTTAGCATTTATCATCGACAAATGTCTCGACGTAGCAATTAACCTAAATTTGAGACGTTTAGTCAGCTATATTCTCGACATAGAGTTCAAATGTCCTGTTTGTCGTCATACAACGACAATCGAAACCCTCGACATATCCTCCATTGATGGATGGAGAAATGGTGGAAATTGGATAGAATGCGATTGGTGTCTCGACGACAACAAGACGGATGGTAGTAATTATCCGACATTCAATGACGATGGATGTCAGTCGAAAAGTTACAAATGGCTGACGATATTTAGGACAGGAAATGTCGAAATCCAAGCCGAGAGATTCTTTAAAGCCGTCGGCTTAAGAGCTTGGCTAAATGTCGAGATGGAATTTGAGACGGAAAAGACGTTTATGGTCTACTTTCGTCTCGATAAAGTCTCAGCACCTTCACTAGCTGATTATCACAACTATGAAAATCTGTCACCGCAAAAGCCGATAGTATTTGTCGGAATTGACCCTTGGGAATTGTGGGAACAAATTGGTCACGGAGTAAGACCCAAAGACCGAGGGACTTGGTTGTCATTTAGTCTCGGTAAATGGAGTATAGTGAACATTTGACCCTATGCGAAGAAGTCGCCGCCGAAACCTAGCAAGATGCTAGCAAGAGACCTGCCCGACGAGCAACGTAGTTGCTCTAGGGGCAGGGTCTCTGCTAGTTTGGAGTATGGTCGATAATCCTGACGTGATTATCCTGATGATGGCTGTCATTAATCAGAACAATAACACTCGTCTTTACCGACGAGAAAGAGAGAGAAAAATGATAAAGGACGAAATGAAAAAGTCACTTCGTAGCCACCTATTAACCGACGGCAATTATAATTTGACTCGGTATGGCTATTCACTATGGACTCACTTCATAAACGGAGATTGGGACGAATTAGACTATCTCAATGTCGTGAAGATGAAAGATGCTAGTAAGGGAGAGCAACGTAGTTTTGTAATCTCTCGGTATACAAGTCTATTGTCGAAAGAGTTTAACTGCTCTTATGGTTATGCTCAGAAAGTGATAGTTGGATTGTTCACGAAGGATAAACTAGAGTCAATAACTAACGAGTTTATTGACGAAATGCTAACTAAAGCGAGAGGAGAATAAAATGGACATACTATTAACGACACTACTTGAGTCAATAACTGCCTATTCATCGACGAAGAATGAATTTGGGCAAGTATTGGAATTTATGAAGGATATTTACGAGTTGTCTAGCCAAGATGTTAGGGGGCTAAACAATAACGATACCCTTAACGTCGGTCAAGTATTGCTAGCTAGTGGAAATGCCGAAGCAATAGGTGAGACAGATTGGAACAGAATGTGTCAAGCTATGGTTTTAGCCTGATTCTGACCGACGGCGTAGTAATGTGTGCTAGGTTAGTTCGTTATACGTAGTATAACTAACCTAGCACACATAATATTGGAAAATGCAAAACCGAAATCGGCTCGAGAGAGAGCCAAACTAACGATAAAACCTGAGGAGGTTTAATAATGAATGTCAAGCAATTACGAACAGCATCTATCGAAAGATGTAACGAGAAGGGGATAAGTTCCTCTTGGGTTCTGTTCTCACCGTAA